AGCAACATCTTACAACGATGGCAGGGTCGGCACAGCCTACATTCAAGAACTGCGTTTTAACACGTATTGCGAAAGGCTTCAAGGTCTACTAATAGAAGAACTTAACCAAGAGTTTAAACGTTACTTGCTTGAAAAAGGTGTTAACATTGATACTAATATGTTTGACATTGAGTTTGAAGCACCGCAAAACTTTGCTGCTTACAGACAATCAGAACTAGACAACGCCCGTGTTCCAACGTTTACACAAATGAGTGCTATTCCTTATGTTTCTAATAGATTTGCTTTAGAAAGATTCTTAGGTTTAACTAAGGAAGAAATTGCTGAAAATGAAAGATTATGGCGCGAAGAAAACGATGAAAATATCCAACCTTCGCCGGCAGACGCAGCAGCAGAAATGCGCGGTGTAGGTATAAGCTCAGCAGGCATGGGAGCAGATTTAAGTGGCGCTGAAGACGAAGCAGCAGACGAAGTTGCTCCTGAAGACGGCGGTGAAGCACCTGGCCCAGAAACTGTTACAGGCGGCGCAGCTCCAGCAGCAGGAGCACCACCTACTGAACAAACTATCTAAGGTATAAATACTACTATGAAGCTGCGTGAATTTTTTTACTACGACAAAGAATCATTATTACCTACTGAAGATAATAGGTATGACCCTATCTATGACGATTCTATTGTTGACTTGGACGATACTCGCAAAACTAGATTGACGCTACGTCAAATTAATCGTGCTCGCAAAGCCGCTGAACTACATACAGAAGAAAAGAATAAAGAATTAGATTTTATTCGTCAGATGTATGGAATAGCAGCACAGGCTGAAGCGGGTGCGATATAATGGCAAAAGTTGATAAGACACAATATTCAAAAGAAGAATGGCGTAAAATAAGAGAACAACGCCGTGCTAAAAAGCAACAAGAACAAAACTTTAAAGTTCTTAAAGAAATACAAAAACAAAATCCTACAAGTAAAAGCGTAGTTCAGCGCAACATAGATACTTCAACAGCCTTTGTATTAGGTAACGGAACTTCTAGAAAAAGTATAAATCCAGAAGATTTAAAACCACACGGTAAAATATACGGATGTAATGCTTTGTACAGAGAGTTTGAACCTGACTATTTAATTGCTGTTGATGTTAAAATGATATTAGAAATAAGCAAAACTGGATATCAATATAAACACGAAGTCTGGACTAACCCAAACAGATCGTATCAAGCTATAAAAGGATTAAACTTATTTCACCCTTCAAAAGGATGGTCAAGCGGACCAACTGCTCTATGGTTAGCAAGTCAACATCAATACAGTAGAATTTTTATTTTAGGTTTTGATTATAAAGGACTAGACAACGGTTCTAAATTAAACAACATTTATGCTGATACACGTAACTATAAAAAGTCTAATGATGGTGCTACTTTTTACGGAAATTGGTTAAGACAAACTACAGCAGTTATAAAAGAAAACCCGCAAACAATATTCTATAGAGTAATAGCATCTGATAATTATATTCCGGATGAGCTAAATAAATTTAGTAATTTAAAGACAATCCTAGTTGAAGATTTCAAGAAAATGTTCAATTTTTCTTAAATCTCTCCAAAACGACGCATTTTGAGCCTATAACTGCGTATATTTTTCTATAAATAGTAAATAATAGTGACAGCCTTATCATAGGTAAAATTTATACATTTATAGGAGATATAAAATGGCAGATCAAAACAAGTTTGAAGAAATGCTTGAGCGTCTTATCAATGAAGATAAAGCAGGCGCAGAAGAACTATTCCACGAAATCGTGGTTGAAAGATCACGTGAAATTTACGAAACCCTACTAGCTGAAGAAGCAGACGAGGAAGAAGTTGACGAAACTACTGACGAAGAAGTTGATGAAGCTTCTGATGAAGAAGTAGACGAGTCAGATGACGATCTAGAAGAAGATTTCGACTTAGACGAATTTGAAGTTGAAGCAGACGATGATGAAATGGACATGGATATGGGCGGTGACGAAACCGACGACATGTTAGGCGACATTGAAGGCGGCGACGAAATGGACATGGACGACGAAGGTGACGAAGACATCGAAGACCGTGTTGTAGACCTTGAAGACGCACTAGACGAGCTAAAAGCTGAGTTTGAAAAAATGATGGGCGGCGAAGGTGAAGAAGATGATATGGACATGGGCGACGAAGAAGGCGACATGGACATAGGCGACGAAGAAGGCGAAGAAGAGCCTGAAGAAGAGTCATATGAGTTTGAAGCTACTGACGAAGAAGTTGATGAAGCAGACGATGAAGAAGTTGAAGAAGGTTCTAAATCAGAAGCAGAAACAATGCGTGAGTATGTAGAAAAAGTAACTGCTAAGATGGGCGACGCTGGTACTAACGGTACTAAATCTCCAGTAGCAGGTAAAAATGACATGGGCGGTACTGCTAGTAACTTAAACCAAGGTGGTGAAGGTTCAGAAGCTGGTCCAAAAGGTGGACTAGGTGATGACAACCCTAAAGAAGAAAACGCAGGTAACGTAAATGTACCAGGCGGTAAAGCAAGCAAGAGCTTGAAGAACCAGCCAAAAGGTCACGGCGCAGAGAAGAAAGGCAGTGGCGAATCAGCTGCTAACAAGAAGTCTACACTTGGCAGCTAATAAAAGAGGCAAATGAATGATTAATTTACGAGAGCATTTGACGTTCGACCAGGCTAATATAGTTGTTGAATCTACCAACGAAGGCAAAGATCTTTTTATGAAAGGTATTTGTATTCAAGGCGGTGTGCGCAATGCTAACAAGCGTGTGTATCCTGTAAATGAAATTGGTAGGGCTGTCAAAACTCTCAATGATCAAATTAGCGGAGGATATAGTGTTCTCGGAGAGGTTGATCATCCAGAAGGCCTTAATATTAACTTAGACCGCGTAAGCCATATGATCACAGAAATGTGGATGGATGGACCAAACGGTTACGGTAAATTAAAAATCTTACCAACCCCTATGGGACAACTAGTTAAAACAATGCTTGAAGCAGGTGTTAAACTAGGTGTTTCATCTAGGGGTTCTGGTAATGTTAGAGAAGACGGCAGTGGCGAAGTTTCAGATTTTGAAATTATTACTGTTGATGTCGTTGCTCAACCAAGCGCCCCAGGCGCTTACCCAACCCCAATCTACGAGCACCTTATGAACGCTCGTGGCGGTTATAAGGCATACGAATTAGCACAGGCTACAAAACACGACGAAAAGGCACAAAAGTATTTAAAAGAATCGCTGATTAACATAATCAGTCGACTCCAATAATAAGGAGAAATTAATATGTTGGATGCACTTAAAACTTTATTCGAAAATGATGTTGTTTCTGAAGAAGTTCGTGCCTCTATCGAAGAAGCCTGGGAATCAAAAATCAAGGAAAACAAGCAGCAGGTAACTGCTGAGTTGCGTGAAGAGTTCGCTAAGAAATACGAACACGACAAGCAAACAATGGTTGAAGCAATTGATACAATGATTTCTGAGCGTTTAGCAGAAGAAATTTCTGAGTTTGCAGAAGATCGCAAGCAATTAGCAGAAGCCAAAGCAAAATATGCGGTAGCGCAGCGTAAAAACGCAGAGTTACTAAAAGGTTTTGTTATGGAGTCACTAAAGAAAGAAGTTTCTGAGCTACACGAAGACCAAAAGTCTATGGCAGCTAAGTTTGCTAAACTTGAGGAATTCATAGTAGAGTCACTAGCAAAAGAAATTGCAGAGTTTTACGAAGATAAGAAAGATCTTGCTGAAACCAAGGTTAAACTTATCAAAGAAGCAAAAACTAAATTTGCTGAAGTTCAAAAGGCATTTGTACAACGCTCAGCTAAGATAGTTTCTGAAACAGTTAGCAAGGGTCTTAATTCTGAGATCGAAGCACTTAAAGAAGACATTGAAGCAGCACGTCAAAATGATTTTGGACGTAGATTATTCGAAGCATTTGCTAACGAATATTCTAACAGTTATTTAAATGAGAAGTCTGAAACTGCTAAACTAATGAAAGTTGTTAATCTAAAAGAAAAG